ACGAAGCTTTGGAGACAACATGATCTTAGTTGCCTTGCCGCCTTCTTCGTAGATACCCTGCATGATTGCGTCAACGTCGGACAGAGCCAACGCGCCACGAGAAGATTCGTTGGCCAGAGTGATAACACCAGTACCATCGGAAGAACCAGCAGTAACAGAACCACCAGTACCAGCGAAGGAAACAGTAGAGCTATCGTTGATGAAAGCTTGGTATCCGCCCATGGTGCGAGCACCTGGGTTGCCGGAAGTACCAGCAGCGTTAGAAACGTTACCTGTGTTTACGATATCATGCTCGATGTCACGGCGCATTTCTGTGCCACGCTTCTTGAGCTGATAAGCATACTCATCTGCAACACCAGCTTGGTCAATAGCACGGCGAGTACCTGATACGGCGATTGTCTTACCGTTGATCTGTGTGTAGTTGCCGAGACGTGTACGAGTAGCACCACCGACGGCGAATACTGCGCCAACAGTTGGAGTTACTGTAGGAGATACGTCTGCCAAGCCGCTGCCATCAGGAGCAACGTAGTCTTGGCCTTCACCAATCCGCGAGTCACCTGGTGTGTTCAGCTCGTCAGTCTGCCATTCGTGGTAGATTGCTTTAGCTTTTGTTTTGCCAATCGAAGATAAGAATGGAGTCTCGTCACGAGTGATCATTGTGATGAAGTTTGCGAGGTCCTCACGCTGAGAAACGTCTGCGCCTGTACCGCGTACCGGGCCGCCTGGACCGCCTGTACCGCGTCCACCAATTGTAGTTGTCATAGTAAAATACTCCTAGAGTTTTATCGTTGATTGAGAGATTTGCTTGCAAAGTCACGCAAGAATGCCATTTGATCTTCCGGGCTCGAGTTCTCTTTGAACGCACGAGCTTTCCGCATAGATTCAGCATTCTGCTCCTTGTTAGCAGTCGACTTAGATTTCTTAACAGGGATTGCCTTCTTTGCAGGGGCTGCCTTACGTTTAGCTGTTCCCTTATTAATGCCTTGCTTAAGGCGGCGATAATCATCAATAAACTTGACGACCATAGGATCGACTACAGAACTGAGGAGGCCTTCCTCAATACCTTGTTCGATAGCAAAATCCCGGATAGACATAGCAACTTCGTCACTAAAGTCCGGAATGAGTGTTGGGATAGTTTCAGAGAATGAAGCGAGCTGTGTCTGTAGTAGAGCTTCAGCGTCTGCCTTCTTCTTAGCTTCCCATGACTCTTGCATACCCTCACGGTTACGTCGCGCTTCCCAGTATTCAGATTGAATCTGTTCACGCTTGTCTTTTAGGTCATTGATCTCATATGTGTTTCCATCAGCACGAGCCTTTTTAATTTCAGCTTCAACTGCATGGAATTCTTGTGCCTTAGCCTGCTCAGCACCCATGAGGACAGCGTTTGAAAGCTCGGAAGCTTTTTCAAGCTCACCCATGCGTTCAGCGCGTTCTTCATCTAGTGCCTTGCGTGCTTCGCCTAGTTCACGACCTTGTTTTGAAAGGTGTGCATCTGTCTGGAATCCTTTTAACAGATCCCCGAAAGATACGGCGCGTTCTTCACCGTCAACTTTGACCATGATCTTCGCGTCTAGATCGAGATCCTCAGAAGTAAAGACTGAATCATCTTGGGTAGCGGGCTCATCACCGGCATCCTCATATTCACCTTCATCATCTTCGAACTCGCTCTCCTCTCCACTAACGGCTTCGTCTGAATCGTCGTCGTCGTCATATTCAGACTCTTCCGGAACCTCAACAAAGTCGTCCTCATCTGGTAGCGGCACGTCGTTTGGACCCTTAAGAAACTCGGATCCACGAAGTACGGCATCAAGGAGTGATTGTTCCGTAGGTTCAGCTGCGGGCATATCATCCATTGCGGGTAGAGTACCTTCTGCTTTTGTATTCATTTACTTATCCCTCCACGTCTTTTTTAACTAGCTTCTTGACTACTACAGGCTCAACCGGTTTGGTGAGCATCTCGCGGTAGCGATCGGCAAGTTCGTAGAGATCGTGTATAGGATGTACGTTAACTTTTGCCTTACCCGCAGAACGCATTGCGTCATACTCGAGTAAGTTGATCATCTGCTCTACGTTCTTGAGTAGAGTAGTATAATTAATAGGTTGATTAGCCATTGTCCTCAGTTCCTTCCATATAAGGGATATTGCGTCCGTACATCTCGTACTGGACCATCTTTGCTTTAACGTCGCCTAGAGCCAACGCAGAGTTATAGATAAACTCTCGCGTCTTGTTCTCATGTGGTTCAGTCTTCAGCCATTCAATGAAATACTGTACGAGGATATCCCCGTAAGCACTTTCAAAGAACATCTCACGTTCGCGTGTGGCGAAGGCTGCATTAACTAGAGCCTCCTTCGCCAGAGCGTCGGGATGTACTTTCTTGGGATCGAGCCTCTTCTCGGCCGACTTCCGATACTTATCCATTTAGTTTCCTTATTAGGTTTGTTGTAATTGTTGCATCATTTGTTCCATCATTTCAGGACCACCTGATTGCTCTTCAGCCATCTCTGGCCCTTGTTCTTGTTCTGCCGCAGCATTCATAAGAGTTTTAGCAAGCTCTACAAGTTCCTCGATACTCGGCTTCACTGGAGGCTGAATGCCTTCCTTTACTGCCTTGATCGAGAGATCTGCCCATTCCTGGTGATGCTTGTCTAACATGATAGCGAGAGAACGTGCGTTGTCTTCAGATGTGTTCCGTGATTGGGACCTCGTGAAATCAACGTTAGCTTCTGCCAGGTTGATATCAGCGTTAACTTTACGCATCTCCAACTCTTGAGACTCCATGCTCTTCTTAGATTGCTCTTCAACGTTCTGAGCAGCCTTCTCTTTGAACTCATCAGCAGTGTAGTCTTCAAGGAAGTCATTGCTGTCGAGACCCATAGCTTCAATGAGCTTAGTGGCAAGCACGGCTGGGGCTTCTGGTTTGATAACCATACCCGCACCTTGCTGGTTGAGAGCCGGTAGAATCTGAGAACCAACCTGACTATACTTTGTAATAAGGTTAGAGTTACTGTTCTCACCTAAGTCTAAGAAGATCTCACATTCCATTTCCCGTGGGAGCTTCTGCACATCTACATCACGGAAGGTTGAACCGTCCAGATACTTAATGTTGGTTTGTAGATGCTCACGCATAGTGCTATAGATACCTGTGACAAGACGCTTAAGTCCTGTCTCAGCGAACCGACGAGCGATATGCTGGATACGCTGCTGTGAAGCAGATTGTACCTGTGAAAGCTTAGCTTGGCTGTTACCAGAGACAAACAACTCATCCTGTAGACCCTGAGCTGCTTTACTCATACCGGTTGCTTGTTCCTTAATAACCTGCATGTGCTGGAGTAGAGGAACAGTGCCGGAGCTGATAGCTTCAGGTGGAAGCTGAGCAACTGCGTTGTTAGGGTTACCGTTAGTTGGGATGATCTGCTTTGGCTTCATGTTCTGAAGAGCAGAGAAATCAACAACGTTAGGATCAGCAAGCTTCGGAGAGTAGTTAGTGAGATAAGTGTTCTCAATGAAACCACGAAGGATTGCTGTAGATGCGAGTGTGCTTGACCGCGAGAAGTCTGCCATGGACATACCATAGAACTCATGCGGGATATCGATTGGGCTAAGAGAAGCAAGTGGAACACTGTCAACATCTTCTTCATAGAGGATATGGTTGCCAACAATGATGAAGTGCTTCAGTTCAGCTACACCGTCACCATCGCGATCTACTGGGATCCAGCATTCGGTTACGGTAACTTCACGGTTAGCTTCTAGACCAAAACTCTCTGGAGAGTTAGTGTACGAGCTTTGACCAGTAACCAACTTACGTGCTGATACATCCTGAGGAGTTCCAGACAACCAACCAGCGTCAGAGCCGAGCTCATCCCAGTTGTCGATGTTTTCTGCTACTTCAGGCCATTCACGACGAATGTCAGAACGGCTCATCTCAGATTGAATACCAACGAAGTCGGCTTCTTCAATGCACGATGCATCACGAGAGATACGGAAGTTCTCAGGAGGGATGTTAGTCATCTTAACCCGAGACTTGTCAGTCTTACGACGCAGACGTACATCAACGTAGACAAGTTCTACATCTCCGCCGCCACCCATCGCATCAAGACCAGTGATCTCATTCTCGAACTGCAAGTCACCAATGATCTCAATGTTCTCATCTGCGAGGAGAAGATCAAGTTCTACTTGGTCAATACGTTCGTACTCTTCAATGCTGTACTTAAAGTCTTCTACAAAGTCCCAACGGATGATCCCATTCTTCCATAGAAGAGCGGACTTCATCCAAGTCTGGATCTGTTCCCAACCTTTGTTCTGTTTGAAGATAGCGTAGTTCGTGATCATCCCTGCATCTCGTGCAGCTTTGTATGATCCGGGTCGATCGTCCAACGGGACAAATCGTGCTATTTTGCCGTTGTTCAGAAACAACTCAGACAAGACAGCAATATAAGCTTCAATTACCTCAGTAGTAGATGTATCAACGATAGATGAAACACCTTGAGGTGAGAGGTGCCCAGCGGGAACCCCTGCGTATTCATAAGTAGATTTGAGACGCTCGTTAGATAGATCAGAACTGTTCAACCAGTCACCGATACTGTTTGCGACACCTTGGTCGATCAGTGCGATCACTTGGTCGTCGGACACGAGTTCTTTATAACCCTGTCCTTTCTTATTATCTGCCATGCTTATCTCCTATAGAGTACGTTATCACGTCACTCTCAATCTAGTTAAATGGTGGGCTTTATCACCTGCCTGCCCACCGGCGGCGTGAGGACGTGGTGAATCCTTTTCTACCTTTAAGTAGTAATACTCTATAAGGGACGGATACTTCTAGAGCCAGTTAGTCTCGTCTGGTGTCCAATCAGACAACTTCTCTTTCCAAGATACGTTCTTTGTACTGAGCCTATTCCAGTGTGTCCGAAGAACCTCTGAGCAGATAGCTAGAGCAATGACGGAGTCATCGTAGCAACCTGCTGCGGCTTCGGTCTTACCGGTCTCCGTAGAGATATAGTCTTTCAGTTCTTGGATGATCTGTGGAGAAGGGATAAGAATGTTATCATTCTCGATCAGATGCTTTAGGTTACCGATAATAGCTGGTTTAGTAGCTGATGTAGTGCGGAAGCCTAGTCTCTGACCTTCATCATTAGATACGTTAGCCACTTTCGTCTGCTTATACAGGTTGACGTAGCCCATGTGTTCTAGCTTCTGAAGGGTAGCAATACCCATACTGTTCGATTCTACAGCTAGAAGAGCATTGTTATAGTACCTACCTAAGTAGAACAGAAGTTCTCCCCAGTAGCTCGGATCGACACGGTTGTTCCTGTAAGTGGCCACTACTTCATACTTACTGTTCATTACAACAGCAGCGGAATAATCCTGACCAACTCCTAGAGCAACATCTGCCCCAATAACGTATGGTGACTCCCACTTAGGGAAGTCGTAGATAAAGAGATTACCATCACGGTTCTCATCAAACATCTTACTATCAACATCCCACTCAGACCGACGATGGTGCGGTTGGGGTACAAGAGCATCGAGACGCTCTTTATTGAATACGTTAGAACCAGACATAATAAAGGCTTCATCAGCTGTAGCTGGGTATTCCTGCTGGAACTTAATCTTCCCGCCTTCAGCAATCTTCAACCGTCTCCAGAAGAGTTGAGCCTTATCTAGATCAAACTTCTCTACGAGTTCCTCTTCCTCTGTATCCAGTGTCATATTGGTAGGTGGTTCTCTCCGATACTCAGGAGTGATGTACCAAGGCAGGAAGACAGGTAGATATTCGTTCTCACCGTTAACAGCACCTTTCCAGAGACGATAGAACTCTCCTCTGGCACCGTTAGCTGTAGACTCTAGTATAACCTCTGTACCATCTGACTGAGAGATACCCTGGAATAGACCAGCAAGGATCTTCTCATCATGTGTCCAGAATGCTACCTCAGACAAGTGAGCAACTGTAGGAGTTGTCCCTCGCCCAGCTTCTGGTGAACCAGCTGTATAGAGCCGGTATGAACCAATAGCATCCTTATCAGTATAAGCTGGAGACTGAATCTTAATCTCCTTAGCGTTAGACGTAAGCTCATGAGGTTTAAGACCCTCAGGCATGTTCCTAATGAGGTTCTTACTCATAGAGAAAAGAGCATCAGAAGTAGCTGAGTCATGAGCTAGAACAACAGACCGAGTATGCTGCTGAAAGTATGTCTTCCAGAAGACCCTAGCAGAGCAATAGGTACTAATACCCTGCTGTCGAGCCTTTAGGATGATACACCTAACCTTACCTGTCTCTTTCTGTTGTTTGTCTAGAGCCTTAGTGATCTCTTTCTGTGCTTCATTGAAGGTGAAGGGGATAAAACCCTGTGAAGCATCCTTAGTAATGATCCTAATCTGCTGTTCAGCAAAGGAGGTGAAGTCATCTTTGTAGCTCTTAAGCTTATCCCGCCTCTCTTTCTCCTCTAGCAGCTTTAGTAACTCTGCCTTACTTGCCATGTGTTTGTCCTCATGAATTCTTTTAGTCATATATAGTAGTCAATGACCCTATAAGGGACGGATACCGTCACGAAAAATCTCCTGTCAACCCTTAAAACGCTATTTAGCCCCCTATTTGCTACCTTTTTAGGTTTGGGAGAACACTTGTAGAAGTTCGGCGGGGCCCATAATTCCTGTAAGAATCTGTGGTTGGGGAGGTTTTGGTAGGGCTGGGAGGATTGTTAGGGTACTTGTTTGTTTTTGCTGTTGGATTGTGTTGAGATGCGCTGGGATTGGGTCTGTAAAGTAAGGTTTATATAGAGTACCCATAATAAACTTCAGTGCCCCCTCATTAATCTCTTACGTCCTCCCCGCCCTCTGCCTCCCCTTGGCCTTTAGAGGCTCCCTATGGGCTCCTCTGTGGCTCTAGCAGGTATCCTAGTGGCACTGTCAGCAGATTCCTATCCAAGCTTAGGTAGGAGGTGGTACAGAATGGGGGTTGGGAGGTGTTGGTTGGACCTTGGGGGCAAAGGCCTTAACAGACTCTTGGTGAGTTCTTGGTGAGTTCTTGGTGAGTTCTTGGTGAGTTCTTGGTGAGTTCTTGGTGGGCTCTTTGTGGGTTCTTGGTGAGTTCTTTGTGGGTTCTTGGTGGGTCTATCTCATGTCTAGCATTGTATCCGTCCCTTATAGGGTGAGGGGTTGAGTTGGGTGGGGTTAACCTCTATAGGTATCTATAAAGTCTATAGGATCTATAAGAATAGTAAGTATCTGTAAGCTATCTGTATGTATACTGTAAGCTATCTGTATGTATCAGTAAGCATCTGTCAGTACCAATGACTGGTGAAGGTATCAGGTAGTACCACCACACCCGCTCTTGC